CTGGCCAAAGTCGCTGATATACCACCGCCGCCACCTAGAAAAGAAGTAAAGCTACCCACAAAGCCTATTCCTAAAAGGCTTAGAACCGCTGCAAAAGCAGCAGCAGTAGCTAATGCGGTCAGTAGCTCAGTGATTATCTTTTTAAGCGCCTTGACTAGGCTATTAGCAAGATTGCCGAACGCATCCGAACCACCTGCCGCAACTGTCTCAAAGAATGCGCCAAATGCAGGCGCAAGCGTAGATTGTACAGCTTCCGCAACAAAGGCAATCCTATTGCGTTCCAATTGTATTTGCTCCTGTAATCTTTCGCTAAAACTTCTGCTGACTTCCGTCAACCCTCCTAATGTACTGCCAAATAAATTAGCTGTTTCATTAAGCCCATCAAACTGCTGCCCGGCTGTATTTAGGCCCTCAGAAAGACCTGGGAAGGTGCTGCTTGCTAGTTGTGTTGTAACGCTGCCTGTCTGTTGTGCAAGTTGCGCTGTCGCGGCTAATGAGGAATTGAATCCCTGCAACGCTGCATCTGTCAATGATATGCTTGGCGCTGCATCAGACTGTACAGGCGCAGAAGGAGTTGCGGTTGGTGCAGCCGCAGCTGGTGAACCCGTAGAACTTGGCTCGACAATGAAGCTAGATAGTTCCTCTTGCACCTGCAACAACTGGCCAATTTCACCAGCAAGGCTTTTGTATTGCCCTTCTAACTTTCTCGCTTCACGGGCAGCTACAGCGCCGCCCCGCGCTATGCGGTCTTGTTCTCTTGCGCTGCCGAAAAGATTGGCTTGTAATTCCTCTGTAGTACCAGACAACTTTTGTTGCTCTTTACGCAATCTTTCTGCAACGTCGCGCTGCTTTTCCTGTAGGTCAAATATTTTTTCTTGGACCTCAACTATTCTGCCTTCTGCCGCCCTTGCTTTTGCTGTCGCAATAATTGACTTGCGCAATTTGTCGCGTTGAGCGGTAAGATCGCTTACCTTTGCTGTTTCAGCATCAAGGCTACCAAAATATTTTGGGTATTGAGTTTGAAGGTTTCGAATAAGACCGATTCGTTCTTCCCTTGTAATGTTGCCCTCCTTAATTTTAGCAATCGTCTGGTCTACCTTACTTATTTCTGCATCAGCAGATCGCGCAGCTTTGCGTTGTAAGACAATTAGACTGTTTTGGGCTTTAGCTGCTTCATTTATACGGTTCCGGTAGTCAACGAACTTAGAAACTAGCAGCCCAATAGCTGCTACAGCCAAGCCTATTATAGTTGCTTTTTGCGCTTTACCTAATGCACTGAATGCCCCAGCAAGGCCCTTTGTTGCTCGGCTTGCTGTTGTCGCGGCGGCCGCATTAGCTGTCGTTGCTGCTGTCTGCACCTGAATAACGCTTACCAAGCGTATTGCTTGCGTTGCGACTGTGCCGAAAACAGAAAAAATGCCTTTATATACAGTAATCAGCTTCGCACCGACAAAAAGTAGAGGGCCTGTAGCGGCCGTAAAAGCAACAAACCTCAATATGCTTTTTTGTGTTTGCCTGTCTAGGTTAGAAAAAACTTCAACGGCTCGGTTAAGCGCAGATGTAGCACTATCAACAATACCCTGTATATCAAAAGCGTTATCTATCTCCTGCCCTAAGTCGGCAAGCGATTTTCGTACGGCAATGGAGAAATTCTCAAAGGTATTGGCAAGGCCGCCCTCGACGCGCTCTAGTGTGCCTAGCTGTGATATAAGGCCATCGAAAAACTCCTGCCCGTTCACGCCCGCCGCACGGATAGCTTCGGCTGTTTTGCCGCCGAAAGCCTGCTGCAACTGTTCGCCAAGCACCGGCGCGTTTTCAAGCAAAATACCTATGTCCTCCTGTAGTACGCGGTTTTTCGCCTGTATCTGGTTAAGCTGCCTCACTACGCCCGCAAATTCTTCTGCGCCGCCACCAGAAGCCGCTACAGCGTTTGCTACTTGTGTGATAGCTTCTTCTGCCCGGCTTGCCTCTACACCTAAGCCTTGTAATTGCAAAGAAGCTTGAACCGCTTGGTTGAAACCAATGCCGGGTGCTTCTGCTATCTTCTGTAACCTTGATAGCTGTGCTTGTGCTTCTTCGGTGGAGCCTGTAACAGCAATAAGCGCTTTCTCGAACTGCTCAAACTCAGCAGCACTACGCAGTGCCGCTGCACCAACGCCAATAACAGGCAGCGAGACAGACTGCGTGAGCGCTTCGCCTTGCTGCTCCATGTTACGCACAGTGCGCTGCAACCTGCGTTCAGCGCGTTTGAGGGCCTTCTCAAAGTTCTGTATCTGTAGCCCTAGCGTAACATTTAAGTCAGTCCTTGCCATGCTGTTGCTTCATTTCTTCATCCCAGCGCTGCCAGCGCTTTAGGCGTTCTTCTTTCTGCTCTTCTGTCAATTCATCCGGGCGCATCTTGCTTATTCCCTCCCAAACTTGCGGTATAAGCTTTTCTGGTTTGATCGTCTTGCCTTTCTTGGCGAACATATTCAACACCCACGAGCCAAGTACGCTGATGCGTTGCCATTCGCCTTTCTCCTGTAGCTCATTCATCCGCACATGGGCGTTAATCCGGTTTTGAACCTGCCAAAACTCAGCGCCCCAAAATTCTGCCTCACCCATCTTAGCCATGCCGCACGCATAATAGTGCAACATTTCAATCGTCAGTTCTTGGCTGCTTTTGCCGCTTTCGGCTTTGCTTTTTTTTGGCCTGCATCACCTTCCTGCTCTTCGCCCGGCGGCGAGTATAGCTTGGTAATTGAAAGTATGAGCAGCTCCAAAATTTCAAGTACCAGCCCGTCTTTTTGATCGAAAAGATTGGCGACTTCTTCTGTGGTGTAGTCTTTTGGCTTACCCTCTGCATTGGCTCCAGCTTTTAGCGCGAACCGTGTCGCTTCCACAATTTGATCTAGGCTTATTTGCGCATTAAAAAGCAAGCTTGCGCCTACTTCCTCTGCTGTCTGGCCTTCTAATTGCGCACCATAGCCTAACAGCTTGAATAAGCCGCCAAGGGTAATTCCTTCTTTGCGCGTGAAATTCATCAGCGCAGACATAGTGAAGGCAACCGGATAATCCCGGCCGCCTACATGAATGGTTCTGTTCATAGGTTAATTACGTTTCAGTTCCTTTTGTCACAGCGCCAGTGATGGTGAACTCGCAGTCTGTTGCAGCATTCTCATTCACCGCTGCGTTGACGTTGAAAGACGTACAAAAGCAGGAGAACTCGTAATACGTGTCATCTGTCGCATCTGTAGTCAATCTACCTGTGAGTGTAGTGCCATCGTCTAGCGCGGTGAATAGTGTGCCGGGTGTGTTGTTTGCGCCATCTTCGTTGTGAAGCAGGCTAACGCTCATGGTGCCGCTTTTCTGCTGCACCTTCCCTTCTCGCCAACCGTCGCCGGGGTTGTCCTTGTGTATCGTCTCAATGAACTCACGCTCTATAGACAGGGTACAGTCAGTAGCGTAAGCTACAGCGTTGCCACCTATGTACAATCGAAGGTCAGTTCCCGATACTACTCCTGTTGTAGCAGCCATTGTCCTTAATTATTTGTGCGGCTTGTCCTCGTTTTCATTTGGTGTTTTGAGGTCTTCCGCTGGTAATTCAATCTGTTGTTTGTCTGGCTTAGGGTTTGACTTATGCCAAGGCCCTTTGCTCTTTTTCTTTTTCTTCAAGCCTGTTTTTTCAGCGACTTGCTGTAGCAGTGTAGGCTTGCCCTTCTTTTTTGCTAGCCCTTTTTTAATTAGGTACTTCGCATAAGGGCGAGTAACGTCAATCTCCTTGCCTACCTCTTGCAGTTCGTTTGTTTCTTGGGTCCGATGCTCTTTTGTTACTATCAGTATCATCGCTTTAATCTTGCTTGGTACGTTTGCTCAATGACAAAGAAGCCGTATTCCTCTATGAAGTCGTTGCGGCTTGCGCCATCAAAAATAATTTCATCCACAACTACGCCCTCGATAGTTCCTTCTAGCTGGTCGAGTACCGACCGGCAAGCCTCGGCTATTGCTTCGCAGCTTGCGTAGTCGTCGTTGTATATTGTCAACTGGCAACCCACTACATCTAGCGGGCTTGCTGCTTGTTTAATTAGCGTGGGTACTTGGCTGTCGAAGGTGTAGACAATACAAGGGTATTCTTGCCCTTGCGGTATCTTAATAGGAAATATCTTATCGCCCACATAGCTAACTACTGTAGCATCGTCGAGTAACTGCTGCGCTATGACTTTTCCTAGCTGCATTAGTCAAGCCCGTTTTTCTTCGCTGCCTGCCTTTTCAATTTATCCACCTCTCGCTCAATAATCTTCTTTACGCGGTTGGTTTGCGCTGCCAGTGCAGGAGCCATTACGCGGTCACGAAATGCCTTTGCAGAGCCATACACCATCTGCGCGTAGAAGGCGTTTACATTACGATCGTTACGCCCGTAAACCTTTGCTCTCGCATTCGTCAAGATTCTAGGCCCTATGACAGCATTAATAGCCCGGCGCAAATTCAGCACGCGGATAGAAAGTGCTAAGTTGCCGGGCAGATACTTCACCCGAAATTGCTTTGCTGAGCCTCTTTTGGCCCGCTGCCCTGTTACTGTTTTTGGTGTTTTGTAGACAAAGTGCGGCTTTCGGCTTCGTGGGGCTAATGCGCGTGCAGCGTTCTGCACTGTAACCGCTGCTTTTTCGTTGATGCGCCGTCTTTCGTCAAGATCGCTAATCCCATCTAATGCTTTACTAATTGAAAGCATAGTTTCTCTGACATCTCTTTGGTCTACAAGAATTGACATTATCACTGCTTAACTTCTCGGTTCGTCCAAAACACATTCTAAGCGCATGTATTGCCGCTTGTTGTCTGGCAATATTGTCAGTATATTGAAGCGTTCGTTTTCGTGTACAAGCTTCATCTCTGGCCTTATATCTGACCTGTAGCGCATCGTAACAAGCGCATACACGCGACTTACAATTCTTTGCGCTATCGCTTCTTCATCACTGCGGGCTGTCGTGTACTCAATACCAGCCCAATAAGGGCCTGTTGTCGTCCACGTTCTAACCTCAGCGTTGTAATCGTCTCTTGTCGTCGTGTATTCCTCGATCGTAACACGCTTATTCAGTTTGCCTATATTTTCGTTCTTATTGTACATCAGAACGATTGAATTCTGTAGTGATCGAGAATAAACCTACTGTGTGTCGGCAAATTATACACGCTGTCCTCGCGGTTGTCATACCATGCGCCGATCATCAGCAACATCGCTTGCTTAATCGGCTCCGGCACGCTTGCTGCATCGGCATATCCAGCGCGGAAGGTAACCACTACACTAGCTGGAATATCCTGTGCAGATTGCCAGCTATACCCGTACACAGGCGACACGCTAGGCGGTTTTCGGTAGCTGTCTACAGCATAATTACTGCTGTTTTCAGTTGTGCTTGTGCCGTCCTCAGCAGTATACACCACGCTTGTTACGCTAATGAGCGGCGAACGCCACAGTACCAGCGATTGGTGCGGATTAAGCCTGTCGGTTTTCGGAAATCCGTCAAAAGCCTGTTCGTATGTCGTGTCAATCAATGAAAGGTTCGTG